GTTCCTTCCCCCATTGCGCTTATTCTTTCGGTTCCTCTGCTACAGAATACACCAAAGTTATAATATCAGGCTGCGTGGTGGAGCCACACAGGAGACTGATTCTGCTGATTTCTCAGCTACGCCAGGGTCTTACTGAAAGCCCTGAGGGTTGGAACACAAAGATACCCCTTAGAAGAGTGCGAAAAAACGGCGCTCTCGTCCGAGGATATCAACGGTGTCATGGTTCACAAGTGTCACGCCAACCGATGCTTGTTAAGGTCTAATACGGTTGCGGTCACTATTGTGAACCACCGCCAGATTCTAGGAATATACAAGTTTTACGACACGCCCGTTAAGGTCTAACAGTCTACTTCTTCTTCTTTTGAATCTGGACTTTCTTCTTCTGCTTTACTGCTTTCGCAGCCTTATTCCCTGTAGCAGACACATTTGCACCTTGTGCAGAATACGTCTGTCCAGGAGCTTCTTTCTTCCCCATTATCGATTTCGCGATATTTCCTCCTGTCTTCACAGCCATACCTGCTGCCTGAGCCATCGGATGTGGAATCGCACTAAGCACTGGCGAAATGAAATCCGCAGCCGAGGAGACAGCATCTGAAAACCACTCTCCGAGCCCATTCATACGCTGAGGGACACCCACTGGCATCTCACGCACGATCTCCGAATAGAGATCAAGTGCTACGCAGTCATTGCGACAAGAATGTCGAGCAAGAACCACGAGGTCCGAGTCCTGTTGAGACGGGAACCGCTCGATGTAGTAGATTACGTTGAGCTGGAGGGTAGTTTCATATGACAAACCGGTAAAGTAGGCACCGGCGTGGTTGAAGTTCTGAAAATCGGCAGCGCCGAAACTCAAAACATTAAGCGGGATATCGCCTGCAAGAGGCAAATACTGGAATGCACTCGGAATTGAATTGCCAGGGGCACGTCCGAGATTCCAGGCTGAACCCGCATTAGGAGGAGTTCCTCTTCCAGGGTCATTAATGGACAACAACATGTTCGGAGAACAGTTGATCTGACCTGTAGGAAGCTCTGGAGAGGATAGGGTTGAAACAACGTAGCAGCCTTCCTTGGCTTTCCACTGCTTTGAACCATCAAGAAGAAGAGTCTCTTGAGTGCCCAATGGGGGCATAGCAGTCTGGATAACACTAGGGAAAGCAAGACCAAATTGAGTAGTAGTAGGGCTAACGACAGAAGTTGTCATCGCAGCATCCACAGGTTCACACGGCTGACGGTATACAGTGCACAAACCCTGCACATTGAGCTCTGAAGTGGTATTAATCACCTCAAAACCTTTGGCAATGATTCGATATTCGCCGTTTAGATACGGGCGGAGTTCATTGTAAAAAGGAGATACAATGCCATTCGACGAAGCAGTAAATAGAGTGGTGGAGCCAGCAGGACCAGAATCATAGGACACACTGCCAAACCCGATCGCTGAAGAGAAACCAGGCGTAGAAGTTGTGATACTAGATCCCACAAGCCAAGGGCCATTTCCACCTCTCTGGTCAGTTGTGTTACTATTGAGGTAGTTTCCAGGAGTACTGACTAAAGGTGTCTCCCACGGAAACGAATGGATATGAAGATCCCAATTCGTA